AATCCTCGATAGTTTCGGCTTCTATTGGCTGAACGGTTTCAGTTAATACGGTAGCCGTACTGCTAACTAGCGTTAAAGGAGTCGTAGATGTTAAGGTGTCGTTTGTAAGCAATTTTCCAGCCTCTCCGCCGGTAAGGCAACGGATAAGTATCGAGTCAGTTGTATTAACGAGCGTATAGGCTTGATCCAGTTGATAAAGTATGCCTGGAGAAAAGGAGTTGTCGTCGGATTTGAAAACAGTAAGCGCAGGGATAATCGCTCCAATTGAGCCGGTTACCTGAACAGTATATTGACCTTCAACGGCAGGATACAAATATCTGTTTAATTTTATTTTACCATACCTCAACAGCGTTTCTTCGTCGCAGATGTCTGGGGCGATATTTTTTTGAATTTGTCCCAACACCAAATACATTAACTTTAATTTACCAGCATAAGCTAGTGAATAGGCTCGTAAATACACTTTACCGATTATATTAATGGTAATTTGCATGTTGGCTTCAATGTCGGCTTTTAATGCTGTTACTAGCTGGTTTATTGTAGGTATCGTAATCATTTAGTTAAAATCATTTGTTGAAAAATCTAATATGCTAAAATCCCCGTCGCCACCAACATAAGAGTAAGTTAAAACAGTGAGAGTCTTTTTGCCGGTAAAATATTCAGTTATAATATTTATAGAAATTTTATTATTTCCTACAACGGCAACTGTTACGGTTACATTAGCATACTTTTGAAGGTAAGTTAAATCGTACTCAACCGCTGCCTGAATAATGCCACGACCTTTAGATGAAAGTTCAGTTAGTTTTAAAGTTCGCTCTGTTTTAGAATTGAACTGGTTTTCTACTGGCAAAAAAAAGTTTCCCCAGTAACCAACATGATCTCTTCCGTTTTGAGGTACAGCAGGTGTGTCGCCTTCGACGTTACCGCCAAAAAGTGCCAAGTAAATTTGTCCTTCGTTTTCGTAATATTTAACCAGATCGTTACCGTTAACCAGCAAAAACGACATGATAGATTCAAACGGAATCATTCAAACAATATCAAATACAGTACCCGGATCTAGTTATGGAACAGTTACATTTACAGTTGATGGAATCACTTATTCTGATTACACATTTAACCTCGGGAATATTCCTTATCTTTCAAGTGTCAACATAACTTAATGACCGTTTTAGAAAAAATAAAAGCATTAACTCAGCAATTACTTCCGACTGGCAGGGCATTCCGATTGACTAATTGGGGCGCACTCTTGAATGATGCTATTGCTAAAAGTGAGGCGCGTTTTTATAACGACTCCATCTCTTTGTTAAATTCTTTAATGCCAGACACAGATAGGTTCTCAGAAGAGGATTGCTCTTTATGGGAGAGGGTATTAGGGCTTGCTACAAATGGAAATAATACATTAGATGAAAGACGAGCGGCTATTTATAGAAAAATGTCCAATCCGGGCGTAAATCCAGCAAAAGGACACTATCTAGTTATTCAAGAGCAGTTGAGATTGGCAGGTTTTGATGTTTACGTGCATGAAAATATGTTTCCAGTTTATCCGAATGGTTGGTACGCTGAAAATCCAGCAGTAATTAATCCAGCATTACTTTCTGAGTCGCAGCATGGTGGAATAAGCCAGCATGGGCCAAATCAGTCTGCCTATATAAATAATGTTGTAGTTAACAGCATCTATAATTACATTGACATAAACTTTGACATTGGATCAGACCTAAATAGCACTTTTTTTATTGGAGGACAAACACTTGGTACTTTTGCGAGTGTTCCAGCATCAAGAGAAGTAGAGTTTAGGCAAACAGTTTTACAATTAAAGCAAACGCAATTAGTCGCATATTTATTAATCATTTACACACCTTAACATGGCCATAGGAATACAAAATCAATCTAACATTACTCCGCCAGACAGCGATTATCCTAATGGAAGCATAAAAGATAATCCTGGAGATAACTCAGGCACACCGTACAATAAAAGAGTATACGACGATACGCATCAAACATGGGCTAAATGGCTTCGCATGTGCAATATTACGGCATCTGGATTACCGGAAAATGAATACTCTGGATTTCAGTACACAAAAGCTGCCCGTAAAATATTTAGGGAGGTAGGTGACTTTATATCATGGGACTTAACTGGATCAATTGCAGTGTCTGGGCAAATTTCTCCACTAGTTCATATTCCTTCAGGATCAGTAGGAGCCGGTATATGCGGCTTAAAAGATTCTGTTGACGAAGAATTTGATTTTGCGATAGTAAATTTCATTAATGACTCGTCAACAAATGCAACCATTCAGTCCGCTGGATCTGACACCGTAGAAGGCGGAGCTACTTATACTTTATTGGCTGGAGCAAAAGTTAAAATGGTACAAATAAAATCAGAAGCAAATTGGTTTATTATCAGTGAATCTTAGTGCAGATAAGTGTTGACATATCTCAATTACATGGCTACTCAAAGAAATTAAAGTCTTTGAGCAGGTCTGCTTTTCCAGTAACCATAAGGAAAACACTTAATGACGCGGCATATAATGTGAAGTTAAACACTATGCCTAAAAGAACCAGTAAGACTTTTAAAAAAAGACAGCCCAACTTCTTTAAAGCAAATAGCAAAGTTATTCCGGCAAAAGGGTTTAACACAAGTACAATGCAGTCGCAGGTTGGATTTTTCTCAAATAATTTAAAAGGAAAAAACAATGCCGCTGTTAAGGATTTGGAAGAACAGGAACACGGCGGAAAAATAGATCGTAAAACATTTATTGCAGAGGAAGGGGCTAGATCAGGCGGAGGACTTGTAAAGCCAAACAGAAGACTGGGTAAGCTGCCGTCATTAACCGGTAAGGTTGCTGTGACTTCATCAAAAGGAATGGTTCGCGGTAAACTTCGTACCATAAAATCAAAAAAACAAAGATTCATCCGCGCCGCTTTCCTTGCAAAAAGCAAGTTTGGCGGTTTCGTTTTGGGTAATAAAAACAATAACGGATCGCGTACGCTTTCTATTATTTCTTCAATAACCAGTACAGGTGACGGAATAAGAATAAAGAGGACGCCTTTGTACAATGTAAACAAGGGTCGGGCAGTAAAAGTAAATGCCACTAACTTTATGAAACGGGCCTCTTATGAATCTAGTATGGACATGAATAAAATGTTTATTGCAAACGCTCAGTTACAATTCAAAAAACACCTTAACAAATGAGCTGGAAAGACGATTTAGATCAAGATTTTACTATACAGACCGGGGACGGAAAAATTTATACCGTACTTAGCAATAAGTATTCAAAAACTGTTTCATGGAATAGCGACACGTTTTCTTTTATTGGAGTTAAGGGCCAGTTAGGTAAAAAAGAAGAACAGTTAGCAAGGCAGTTTCCGTTAGAGTTCTATTTTCAAGGGCCCAATCACAAGGAAACATCTCAATTATTTGAAAACTCATTAAATAGCAAAGAGCCGTGTTTAATTAAGCACCCTCTTTACGGTAATATTGTTTGTCATATTTTTACGATCACTTTCAGTAATTCGGATACGGAATTAAACATAACTAAAATTACATGCGCCGCTATTGAGACCATTGTAGCCGGTGGATTAATAGAGTCTAGTCCATACCAAGCTATTCAACTTTCTCAAAATAATTTAATTGCTTTTGCCGCTCCAGAAATATCTGGACTATCAGTTACAGCAGTTGATGGTATTGAGATAAGGCAGAACATGGAAGCGTCAAAAATAGACGGACTAAAAATAATTAAAGTACCGGATCAGGCAAAAGAATATACCAATGTGTTTAATGAAGCGGTTAGCCTTGTTAATGTCATTACCGCAAGTCCAGTTATCGCAATGGCAGCAACTTGTAATTTTATCAAAATGCCTGGTAATTTTTTGACAATTGTAGACGATAGATTGACTTTTTTAACAAATCAATTCGATAGATTTATTGACACCGTTTTAGGGAGAGTTGTAAACCCTGCTTCTAAAAAAATATTTGAAATACAGGCAGCTACTTGCATTTCTACAATGTGCATAGCCGCGATTACACCAATAGGAAGGGAATACACGACAACTAAATCGGTATTGAATATTGCAAATAGAATAAGCCAGAATTACAACAGATTTTTGGAGGTTCTAGACGGTTTACAAGTTTCTTCTGGTGGTCCAAACGAGTATTATATTTATTCTTCTGAAATAATAAGCAACTTAAATGAGTGCGTAAACACTACACTCTCAAATCTTATTCTTATTGCGCTTAACGGAAAGCAGGAAAGATTTGTCTACACTACTGAGGATAGTAATGTTATTTTATTAGCTCACAAATACTACGGAGGAGACATTAACGATGAAAATTTACAATACTTTTTAGACACAAATAACTTTACCTATCAACAAATGATCGGAATTAAAAAAGGTACAAAAATTGTTTATTATAACTGATGCCATTTGTAGTTGAAATAAATACCAGGGAAACTGAAACATTGAATAAACCCATTCAGGCAATAAACTTTTTTACCAATATTAAATTAAGTTTAAAGTACGATTCAGTTGCCAGTGATTTTCAATTCGATTATTTATTTGATCCGAATAATCAGGACAGTTTGGAGATAGCTGGAATAACTCACTTTCATGAAGCAATTGTAAGTTTTCAAAAAACAGGATCCAATGCAAGGCAAAAGATACTGACAGGATTCGTTATGAATCAGAACTTTGTAGACTCTCCGACTCCTGAATTACTTTCTATTGGCGGTTACTCTAAACCGGGGCTACTTGAAAAATCAGATATTCCCACTTCAATCCCATTGCAATCCGATGGATTAAAATTAAGCGACATTATTCGCAGGATAGCCAGTGCGTTTAATTTAGAGTTTGTAATAAAAGCGCGTCGGGCCGGTGAAATAGTATT